CAGACAGAATGTCTGCCAAATCACTGTGATAAATTGGGACATTACTGTCCACAATTTCATGCAACATATCCTCTGGATATTGACTGCCAAAGATTTCATCTTTGCTTTCTTCCAAGGCTTCAATCAAACCATCTTTGACAATGTCAAAGGTCATTTTATCTACATCATATCTCACACACATTTTCAAATCTCCATTTTTGGTATCTTAAAATATATAACCCTCATAAATAAGGGTTATATATATTTAATGTTTGCTGGTTAATTCCAGCCCAACTCTTCAATGAGTTGTGCCACCTCTTCAGGTGTGGAATGGTAATCAGACAGCCTGTCATAAGGCATGACAAAACCATCTGACTCCTTGTATATCTCTCCGATATACCAGCCAGCATTTGAAGCCATGACCAAAGGCTCCGATACAAATGTATCGTTGCCTTCATCACGCCATTTAATTTCTTCAGGTTTCCAAATTTTCATAGCTTTTCTCCTAGCTAAACAGTCTTTCCATAAAAGACTGAGGTTTAATTCCAAGGTATGAGCAATGCCTTGCAGATACATCATACCCATCTTCAAAATGTTTTGGATGTCTTGTTGCAACAAAGTTGCACCAGTTATCCCATAGCTTCTCAGTGCCGCCAAGCTTATCGCACAGTTCAAGATACATCTTGGCTTTCTCCAAGGCTTTCTCAGCCTTGACCTTGCCCATCTTCAAGGCATTAGGATTGACACCATACATAGTCACATTGTGACTATCAATACAGCCAGCCATTCCGATGGCAAGCTGCATCACAAATCCAGCCTTGGCAAGGCCAAGTCCGGGTATTTGTGTAAGTTTATACAAGCAGTCAGCTTGTGAAACTTTACCAGCTTTGGTTGCTTTCAAGATATCAAAGATATCTTGTTTGTTGTCCATCATGTAAGCATATAGTTCTTTCTTTGAACCAAATAGGAACTTGGATGCCATGCCATTTTCCTGAACGTCTTGTAATTGCTTACCAATTACAGCCCAAGGCTGCCGGATAGACAACGATACCATCAGGATTAAAAGAAAAATGTTATCAGCATTTTTCATTGCCCATTTCATAATCTTTGACTGATGTTTTACAAACATTTTACACATTCCCTTCTGAGATTTCCTGTATCATTAACATGATACCGCCGACAATTAAAGCCAATGAACCAAAGACAAACAGCCCATTGCCATCTAAAGATGCCATGACAAATACAATCATGCCAGTGCAAACCATATACAAACATATTAGAAAATTTACCATTTAAGACTCCGACTTGTCTGTATCTACAATGAATTGTAGATGGTTAATAATTTCCTGAACATCATAATGTTCAGCATTTTGGTTTACTTTCATATGCATAGCTTTTTGATATACATCCATTGCAAAGTCATACATTGAAAGCGATTTATAAATTTCAACATCCATCTCAAATCTCCATATTAAGACTATATTCAAAAACCAATGCTGCCCCCAATAGGTGGCGTATTTCCTAACAAAGCAAGGTGATAAGGCTTGGCTTCATTAGCAATAGGTATATTGCAATGGGTTATCAATTCACTACAACAAAACCCCTCATTGGCTTTTGAATTTAGTCTTAAAAAATACTACCTACATAAGTAGTAGGTAGTATTTATTTAATAGTTTAGAAAGTAAATCCGACATAAACCATTGTAGATGGTTTAAGGAAAATCTCTCTGTTCATATCGTTCCAGTCTGAAAGACTGTAAGTTTTACTGGCTCTGTCGTAATGATTTACGACATAGACTGCCTTGGCATCTGGCTTTCTCTTAACCAAATCACCATTGCCAACATGACGCAAGGCAATCTCATTCATTACATCACCATACTTATCAGTAACCTGTTTCATTTTTCAATCTCCAAATTGCTATCTTAAAAAATAGTGTATACACTAAAGTATATACACTATTTATTTAATAGTTTAGAATTGTGCTTCGTATTTTGCAGCATACTCAGGATAGATTTCTTCAAAATCTACAAGCTTATCTGCCGCTGCTACCATCTTCTTAACTTCAGATGGTACGTTTGTTGGCTTGTAGTTGTTAAGGTATTCAGTAAGCATACCTTCATAGGTTTTTACATACTGTTCATAGGTCATTTCAAAATCCCTTCTTAAAAAACAGTGTATACACTAAAGTATATACACTGTTTATTTAATGTTTAGGCCGCTTCAAACCATCCGGCATTTATATGCCGAATCATTAGTCTTACTTGATGCGGTTCAAAACATTCTTTCTCAACAAGAATGTTCCAAATCTTTTCACCAATCAGGTCAATGCCCATTTGGTCAACCGATTTGATAAACAGACGACTGAATAAGTCGTTTGCATCTTGTTCTAAAGCATCTTCATGCCTTACTCTAGCTAATACCATAGCTGCAAGAGTTGAAGATGAAAGATGAAAAGCGTTTCTGAAAGCCATTGGAACCCTCCATTGTTGGCTGTTTTGGCTTGGCGAGATTGCCAAACCGATATGCTTAATAAACATATCTCTCATAAAGAGAGAGATATGTATATTAAAACCTTGGCTGTTAGTCTTTCAACCAAAGTGTTTGTCCTTTATGGACAAAGCCCCAAGACACTATGTCTTGAACCTCTTGTGCATCCACAACTGCCAGCACCTCGCCATCAGTTGTTGATACTTCAAACAGTGGTTCTTCATTCTGGATTTCCCAGTTGACTACGTCAATATCTATCTGCATTTTTTCGGCCTCCAAACTGTTTACTTAATAAACTTATCTCTCACAAGAGAGAGATAAGTATATTAAAACCTAGTTAATTTCGTCAATACAAGCTTTCAAAAACCCCCAGTGTCTAGCATAGACAGGTGGGTCTTGTTCAAATGACAAGATAGCCATCTCAGCATCTATATCACCATTGTCTATTTCAGATTTTGCCATTTGATAACCATTATCAAATTCAGCACGATAAAACTGTTCACCATGACAAAATCCACAAAAATAATCATCAGCACTATCAACATAGAATAGGTCTATGTTGGTATCACAACAACAACATTTCCTCATTCCAAAATCCCCATCTTAAAATATATCTACTACATAAGTAGTAGTAGATATATATTTAATACCTCGTAACTGGCAGTTTATAGTGCTAATTGATTGCCATGCCAAGCACTCTCAGGCAGTACGCAGTGACCAGCTATAGCTGGCTCTGTATGTCTAGCATAAAGCTAGTGTTGTGTTTTCATTCAGCCTCCAAAATCGTTATCTTAAAATATATCTACTACATAAGTAGTAGTAGATATATATTTAAACCTAATCCTCGCTTCCAGCCTCATCCCATTGCTGGAAACCTTCATGACTGTCGTCATGATACCAATAGTCAATTTCAAAATCTTCATCCATTGTTTAGCCCTCCAAAAGCCATATCTTAACATATATCTCTCTCATAAAGAGAGAGAGATATATATTAAACCCTGCAAATTCCAGTGAGTATTACTCACCATAATATGCGCCAAAGTATGGAACGTCAAACTTTTGACAGAACCATTCAAACGCCAAATCACAAAGTGATTCAAACTCAACTTGTTCTATATCAGAACAAGTTCTATCGCGTGTCTTGCCTTGAGAGACAAGGCAAATTGCATACAAGTGAGCCTCTGCAGCCTCTTGTGATAGTGATGCAATCTTATCCGCTTTGGTGTTCAGCAATGTGTAAAGCTTTTCCATTTCATTCGGCCTCCAAAACCGCTATCTTAGTTACGCCATTGTTCGTAAGAACTCACAATGGCTATACTAAAAGGTTCGTCAAAATTTTGACACTAAGCAGTATTACTGCTCATCGTATGCCTCATCATGTCGCATAATGCAGCACAGGATTGGCTCATCAAACTGTCAAAAAATTGACGATTGCTGCTTTGGAAAACCGAAGCTTGATATATCTTATTATCATAAATAATAATAAGATTTATCAATTACTTGCAGGTATGTGATTGGATTGTGTGGGTTTGGGTAGGTGTCAGGAAATTGACACTATACACATCCTCTTACAAAGATTCCTTAGAATCTTCATAGAACTGTCAAAGTTTTGACACTAAGAGTGTCAATTAATTGACATATGGGGGTGGGTAGGTGTCAAGGAATTGACAGGGGCTATGTATACGCTATGAAGTGTGACATTTATGCAACAGTTGTCTAACAAAATCTCTAAAGATTTTGATTGACTGTGACATTTATGCAACACTTTGTGTTGGGAAAAGGATTCTTCTGTCAAAATTCTGGTAGATTAGGTAGACTCTTTAGAGAACCCCCACCAAAAAAACTACTTGACATTTATATATATAATATACCCCTGAGATATACTTACAAAAAAACAAGGGTCTTTCATATTATAACAAATGTTATAATAAATATTATAAAATAAATAGTATTACTCCGGGGGCTTCCTAGTTATGACTAATTGTGTAAACAATTTACTAGCTTTGTTGTTGTCTCTGATGTCTATTAGGAACACTAACTAGGGGTGTGTCGGGTCTTGGGGAGGTATATATTTACCCCGGTGGGACTAAGTAGAAAATAACATATTTCTTATAACTATGCAATATGATATAATACGATTTCATTGTAGGTGTGATAAATATGTCACACTTTATTAAGGAAGGTATTAAAATGTTTGAGGCATTAGTATTGGCTTGCCTATTAGATAAAGATTGTATAGAATTACAAGATAGACGTGGACCTTATAAAACAGAATTAGAATGTAAAGCACGTGCAGCAGAAATGATGCGTGACTTTGTTACTGATGAAAGGACACCACCAGTTGTAGTATTACAGTTTAAATGTACAAAGACAGAAGGAATTAATACTTAATGTTAGATGGTAATACAGAAGAAGAAGACAATAGACAATCTGCTCCTTACATAACACTTAAAGATAAATTAAATGAATATGCAGATATGATGGCAAGGACAGACTTCCTTACCTTTGTAAAGATATTTGCACCTACTCTTATATCTGAATTTAAGATGGGTAAACATATTGAATTACTGTGTCAGAAGCTACAGGGTGTAGTAGATGGGGATGTAAAGAGATTGATGGTATTCCTACCACCGCGTTCTTCTAAGTCTGTAATCTGTAGTAAGTTATTCCCTGCTTGGTATATAGGTAATAATGGTAACCATGAGATTATGTCTCTATCACACTCAGAGCAGCTTGCAAGTGACTTTGGACGTACAGTGCGTGACGTAGTCGGAACCGCAAGGTTCCAGCGGATTTTTCGTGATATTAGTTTGAGGAGTGATGTTAAGGCCGCAGGTAAGTGGAAGACGAATAAGAATGGTTCTTACTATGCTGCAGGTGTACGAAGTCAGGTGGCAGGACGTGGCGCACACGTAGCCCTACTAGATGACGTTATGTCTGAAGAAGATGCCATCTCAGAAGCAGGTAGAAGGTACATTAAGGAATGGTGGCCCGCAGGTCTTAGAACTCGTATCATGCCTAATGGTGCAATTATTATTATTAATACCAGATACCACTATGATGATTTATGTGGGTGGTTGTTAAAACAAGAATCAAATACAGAAACAACAGCATATCCTTGGGAAGTAATTAGTATTCCTGCGTGGCTAAATGAAGAAGCTGCAGAGTTACTAGGGCTACCAGAGGGTACATCTTACTTTCCTGAGTGGAAGCCAGATGAGTTACTACGTATTGATGAGCAAGAAATCAGAGGAGCAAATGGTAGTAGGTACTGGAATGCATTATATATGCAGGACCCTTCTCCTGATGACGGTGGTATTATTAAAAAGAAATGGATACAGGTGTGGGAAGATGATGAACCACCACCATGTGACTTTATACTACAAACATATGATACAGCTTTTAGTACAGCTAGAACTGCTGACTACAGTGTAATACAAACATGGGGTATCTTCTACACGTTTGAGCAGAATGAATATGGTATAGAAGAAGGACAAAGTAATATTATATTATTAGGTAATACAAGAGGTAGATTTGAATATCCTGAACTAAGACGTAAAGCACAGGAACTTTATGCAGACTTTAGACCTGATGTATGTATTATTGAAAAGAAGGCATCCGGTCAGTCTTTGCTGCAGGATATGCGTAGGGCGGGGCTTCCTGTACTAGACTACCTTCCTGATAGAGACAAAGTGTCGCGTGTGTATGCAGCAACTCCAATGATGGAGGCGGGTCGTGTATGGTTACCTGCAGATAAAATATGGGCAGATGATGTGTACTCTGAGTGTATGTCTTTTCCTAATGGCGCACACGATGACCAAGTGGACTGTATGACTATGGCTATTCATTATATGAAAGACAGTTGGAACCTTATTCACCCTGAAGACCCTTCATGGGAAGATGAACCAAGAACAAGAAAGAGGGTTGCATATTGGAGAACTTAAAGCTATAATATAAAAATCTTAATTTAACTGGTAGGAAAGATAATGGCAATAGAAAAAAATCCTAATGATGTGATGCCTGAAGGCATGGACAACATCATTCAATTAAATATTAATCAAAAATCAGAAGACAATGTCAGTTATGAAGTTGACCCTGAGACAGGAGAAGTAGAAGTTTCTTTTAGTCCAGAAGGTGAAATGTTTGAAATGGAGATGGAAGTAGGTTTTGATGTAGAAGGTTTCTACGATAATCTAGTTGATACTCTTGATGAAGACACTCTTATTCAAATTGGCGCAGAAGTCTATGAAAAGTTTGAAGCAGATAAAGCATCTCGTTCAGAGTGGGAGTCCATGTTTGAAAGAGGATTTGACTTGCTTGGCCTAAAACTTGAAGAAACTACAGAACCTTTTGAAGGTGCAGCAACCGCTGTCCATCCTTTGCTGATTGAGTCAGCAGTTAAATTCCAGTCACGTGCATCCCAAGAACTCTTTCCTTCCAGTGGTCCAGTCAAAACCCAAGTTCTTGGAGATGCTACCGTGGAGCGTCAACGGCAAGGTAACCGTGTACAAAACTTTATGAACTATCAACTTACTGAGCAAATGCCTGAGTACTTTGATGAGTTTGAACGTATGCTGTTTCACCTGCCGTTGATAGGCTCTGCATTTAAGAAAGTATATTTTGATGGCTCAGTAGACAGACCAGTAAGTGAGTTTGTACCTATTGACCAGTTCTATGTGTCTTACTATGCTACAGACCTACGCCGTGCTGACCGCTATACCCATGTACTATACCGTAGTCCAAGAGAAATAGCACAAGGCATGGTATCTGGTATGTATGCAGACATAGACCTTCCAGACCCTTACAACCCAGAACAATCCGCTTTGACTGAAAAGATGGACACGGTTCTTGGGTTGTCTCCTTCTTCAGACCTTGACCAACAGTATGTACTACTAGAACAGCATTGTTATCTTGAACTAGAAGACTATCCTACTGCTTGTCCGTACATTGTAACTATTGAAGAAAGTTCACAAAAAGTATTATCTATCAGACGTAACTGGAATGAAGAAGATAAGAATAAAGAAAAGAAAATGTTCTTTACTCATTATCGTTTTGTTCCGGGCTTTGGTTTCTACGGTCTTGGTCTTATCCACTTCCTTGGTAACCTTACTATGTCTGCCACTGCAGCTATGCGTAGCCTTATTGATGCAGGTCAGTTTGCTAACCTTCCCGGCGGCTTTAAAGCTAAAGGTGTTCGTGTAGTAGGAGACAATGACCCTATTGCACCGGGTGAGTTTAAAGAAGTAGAAGCAACAGGTATGGACTTGTCTAAGTCCATTGTACCTTTACCGTACAAAGAACCATCAAGCACACTATTCCAGATGATGCAGTTTACTGCAGCAGCGGGTCAGAAGTTTGCTGATACAACAGAACAAGTAATTACCGAAGGTTCTAACTATGGACCAGTAGGTACAACTATGGCGTTGCTAGAAGCTTCTAGTAAGTTTTTCTCAGCTATTCATAAACGTCTACATAAATCTCAAAAGGATGAATTTAAAATCCTTGCACGTATTAATTATGAAAGCTTACCTAATGAATATCCTTATGATGTTCCGGGTATATCTGAGAATGTATTCCGTAAAGACTTTGATGGACGTGTAGACGTTGTTCCGGTTAGTGACCCTAACATTCCGTCTTCTGCTCACCGCCTTATGATGACACAGATGGCAATGCAGTTAGCACAGACATCTCCTCCGGGAATGTTTAATATGGAAGAACTAAACCGTACATTACTTAATGCGGCTAACATTCCTAACCTTGATAAAATTCTACCTGACAAACCACAGGCACAGCCTCTTGACCCTGTTACAGATATTGAAGCAGCAACTAAAGGCTTGCCTATTAAAGCGTTTGCAGGACAGAACCATGATGCCCACATTCAAATTAAAACTATGTTTATGCAAGACCCTGCAAATGGTGGTAATCCTATTATGCAGCGTGTAGCACCTATTCTACAAGCTAATATTCAGGAACACGTAGTAATGAAATATCAGGAGCAAGTCAATGGTGTAACAAGACAAATGATGGCAGAAGCCCCAGAAGGTGACCCGAATGCTCAGAATCCTGCAGTCATTGAGCAGGTAATGGTAGCCGCTGCACAACAAGTTATGCAAGCTAATCAAGCCGCTGCACAAGCAGGACCATCACCAGAACAAGCTATGGTTCAGATAGAAGCTGAAAGGTTGAATATTGAAAAACAAAAAATTCAGGCACAGCTTGCTAAAGAAGCAACAGAGGGTGCGCTTAAAAACCGTGACCTTGACTTAAAAGAACAAAAGCTGGCACTGGATGCATATAAAGTAGGAGCAGAGAATACTCTGAAGGCTGATGAAAAAGAGAAAGATAGAAATTCAAAAGCGGCTATCAAGGCAGTTGAAGTCCTTGCAGACCTTATCAAGCAAGAAGAAGGTGCCAAAAACACCGAAACGCTTAAAGCGGCAGACATGATTACTAAACTTATCTCTGACGCTAAGAAGGGTGTATAATGCTCTGGGAAGAAATTGATAGAATATTGCAAAAAGAAATGGATGCAGCAAAGAATTCGCTTGCATCTGGAGCCGCTTCGGATTATTCTTCATATATGAATTCTGTTGGGCGTATTTCTGGATTGGAATGGGCAAGAGCAGAAATCAAAAATGTAGTTAATCAAATGATATATGAAGACGATGAGGAGTAAAATGCAACAAGTTCATATGAGTAAATCAATTCTTAACGATGCTTGGAATAATCACGAAGGAATACCAGACCCAGATGTACTTCCTATTATTCCGGGTTATCATATTTTAGTACGGCCTGTTTCTGTTAAAGCAGAAACTAAAGGTGGTATTATTCTACCAGATTCTACCAGAGAAGATATCTCTTACCTTACTACTGTAGGTAAAGTACTTCGTATTGGTAAGGATGCCTATGCTGATGAAAAGCGTTATCCAAACGGTGCGTGGTGTCAGGAAGGTGACTATGTGTGTTATGGTAAACACTCTGGTCAAAAGTTTCTTTATAAGGGTGTACGTCTTATTCTATTGTTAGATGACCAGATTTCTATGGTTGTCTCTGACCCTAAAGAACTGGACCCTACCTATAATCTAGCACACTAATGGCAAAGAATAACAATCCTTTAATCACTAAGTCTTTTGAACGCCCTAAGAAGCGTAGACCCGGTGTACATAAGAAAAATGTTAATAAACGTAATAAACCTAAAAATTTCTTTGGGTAAACTATTGCGTATGCTTTGCTTATAATGTATTATAAATCAATTGCGTAATTCGTCATATTCGCAACTGACGTAAAAGGAGTATTAAATGTCTGAAGAATGGACAACGGTTGACACTTCCCCCGCCGTAAAAGAGGAAGAAAAAGTTGAGTTTGAAATTGAAGGTCAAGAGGAACAAGTAGATGCTCCTATTGAAGTTCAACTACAAGTTGAAAAAACTGAAGAGACTAAAGCATCGGCTGCGCCTGAAACAGGTGGAAGCCCGGAGCAAGAAGAACATCAGTCTGGCGCACAAAAACGAATCCGACAACTCGTAAAACAGAAGAAGGAACGTGAAGAACAGATTCAGAATCTGGTTGCACGTCAACAAGAACTTGAAGAACGACTAAAGGCTCAACAGCAGGAACTAAGAACTTCATTAGAAAAAAGTTTTGAATCTGCTGAAGAACAAATTAATAGTCGTATTGCTATGGCTAAAGATGCTTATAGACAAGCACTTGAGTCAGGAGATACTGACCGTATTGTACAGGCTCAAGAATTTTTGAGCAACGCACAAAACGATTCAGCATCACTAAAGTTTGAAAAGCAATATAGACAACCACAGCAGGAGGTCCAAAGACCTCAACAGCAACCACAGGGGCAGCACCCACAACAAGCTGCTCAGTACGATAGAATGGCTGTTGAATGGGCTGGACGAAATCCTTGGTTTGGACAAGACAACGTAATGACTACGCTTGCTCTTGAAACAGACGCGGAATTAAAAGCGGAGGGGTATGACCCTTCTGATGAAGATTTTTATCAAGAGATTGATTCACGTCTTCGTAGTAAGTTTCCAGAACGGTTTGCTACGCAGACTGAAACAGTACAACGCCAGCAGGAAGCGTCAACTCCTGCCCAAGTGGTAGGTGGAGCATCACGCACTTCATCAGCCTCATCTGGTAAGAAGGTACGTCTTACTAAAGAAGACATCCGACTTGCTGAAAAGTGGGGTATATCACTGGATAAGTATGCAGCCGAAAAGCTTAAAGTCGAAAAAGCTGATGGTGAATATACTACAGTTTACAGTTAATAGCGTGGAGGAAATTAAAATGGCACGTAATACCACAACATCACGTAGTGTAGAGTCTCGTGAACTCAATACAAGGGAACAGTTTGAAGAATATCGTGAGCCTAATATGCTTGATATTCCAGACGAAACTAGAATCCGTTTTGCTAACGAGGGCTTGGCCTTACGTTGGATTCGTATTAATCTTCGTGGGCAAGACGATTACAAAAATGTTGGCAAAAAAGTCCAAGAAGGCTGGCAGTTTGTATCCGTAGATGAAGTTCCTGAGATGCAACACACTTCCTTCGTGAGGGAAGAAGGACGATACATGGGAGCAGTCTGTCGTGGAGACTTGGCCCTAGCGAAAATGCCACTGGCTAAAGCGCAAAGTCGTCAACGGTACTATGAGAATAAAAGCCATGAGATGGTTGATGCAGTTAATCAACAGCTTATGGGTCAAAATGATTCTCGTATGCCAATTCGTAATACAAGTAAATCTAGTGTTACCAAAGGACGTACTCCTAAATTTCAGGATTAAATAATTTGGTAAGTGCAATTTTAAAATGGGAGAAATAATATGACTTCAACTAAAGCGTTGAACGGCTTCCGACCTTCTCGTAAACGTGGTAGTAATCCGAACAATCAAGGCACTAATGAGTACCCAATTGCTTCAGGCTACGCTGCTAATATTTTTACAGGCGACCTTGTCCGTATTAATGCAGGGAATGTGGAAGCTATAACCACTGTAACAGAAATAGCCCAAGGTGTATTCATGGGCTGTCAGTATGTTGCAAATGGTGAACAAAAATGGAGCAAATACTGGCCTTCAGGTACATCCGCAACAAATGCGAAAGCTATGATTGCTGATGACTCACGTGCAGTATTTGAAGTACAGGCCGATGCGTCTGTAACCGCAGGTGACCTTCATGGTTCTCTAAACTTTGCTGTAACCCTTGGTTCAGGTTCTACCTTTACAGGTATTTCTGGTCATGGTATTGCCGCTGCTACTCGCACCACAGGTATCGCAATGTGTCGTCCTTTGGATTCAGTAGATGAACCGGGCAATGATGTAGCTAATGCTGCTGAGAATGCTTATCTAAAGTTGAATGTACAACTCATTCAGCATACAGATAACTTCTTGACTGCTGCCGTTACTGCACCAGCAACAATCACAGCTTACCTACTAGGTTAATAAGGGAGATTAAATCATGGCTATTAATAGAGCAAGTATTGCAAAAGAGCTTCTCCCCGGTCTTAATGCCGTTTTCGGTATGGAGTATGGAGAAGTTAGTGACGAACACGCACCTCTGTTTGAAACAGAAAATTCAGACCGTGCGTTTGAAGAAGAAGTATTGTTCACAGGATTTGGTACTGCACCTACTAAAGGTGAAGGTGCCGCTGTATCCTATGACGATGCACAAGAAAGCTACACAGCACGTTACACACATGAAACTATCGCACTTGCATTTGCAGTGACAGAAGAGGCAATGGAAGACAACCTCTATGACACATTTGCAAAGCTTCGTGCGCGTGGTCTTGCACGTGCAATGGCGAACACCAAGCAGGTTAAAGCTGCAGACGTGTTCAACAACGGCTTTAATGCTACATATGTAGGTGGCGATGGTGTTCCATTGTTCTCTGCATCACACCCAACCATTGGTGCTGGTAATCAGTCAAACTACATTGGTGCTACTGACTTGTCAGAAGCTTCACTTGAGTCTGCATTGATTTCAATCTCAAAAGCAAAAGATGACCGTGGTATTCTGATTGGTCTGCAAGCTAAGTCTTTGCATATTCCTTCAGACCTCGCATTTACTGCTGACCAGATTCTGAACAGCACAATGTCAACAACAATTGGGGTAAACCCAACTACTGCTGCCAATGGTGCAACCAATGTAAACAACATCAACTCAATCCGTAATCAGGGTCTTGTACCGGGTGGCTTCTACGTGAACCGCCGCTTTACAGATACTGACGCTTGGTTCCTAAAAACCGATTGTCCAAACGGTGCGAAGATGTTTGTACGTGCTGGCCTCCAAACTAAAATGGAGCCTGATTTTGACACTGGTAACCTCCGGTTCAAGGCACGTGAGCGTTATTCATTCGGTTGGTCTGACTGGCGTTCATTCTTTGGTTCAGATGGCTAAAAGAATAAAAATCTAAAAACTTAAAAAAAGAAGAGGGATACTATTTCGTATTCCTCTTTTTTTATGTATAATAGGAATAGTCAAAAAAACTAATAACTAACTAATTAACAACATGAGGTTACAATGGCTACAAATATTCGTCAAGGGTTTGTAACAGGCAGCGGTGCTGTATTGGATACAACCACAAATACTACGGTTGCAGATACTCGTATTAAAGGAGTGACTTACTCTGGTGTAGGAACTTTTTTAATTACAGGAAATGAAACAGATGCTTATGGAAATGTGCGTGGAAGCAATATTAAATTTGTTGGTACTGCGGCAGTAGATGCAAGTGATATTTATATTCCTGATTTTGGTATCCGTGTAGTAGGACCAGTAAAAGTTTCTGCTCCTACATCAACAGCAACGGTAGCAATCTATTATGGCTAATTATACTTATTTGGTTGAAGACTTAATTGCTGCCACAGAAAATGATGGCACTGAGTTTTTAAACTATATCCCTAAAATTGTAGGTAGAGCAGAGGAACGTCTGACACGTGTACTAGATGACTATGGTCTAGTGCAAACCACCGCTGTTACCTTTAATATTAATGATAATAGTTTTACTTTACCAGTAGGTACACGTACAATTAAAAATATTAATTATAATTTAGGTGGAGAAACATTTCAAGTTCTTCAAAGAACAGATGAGTTTATTCGTGACTACTGGCCTGTAAGTGCAAGTACAAATGATATTGTAAATTATTATGCAAGAGTAGATAATACAAAAATTCTTTTAGCACCTACACCTGCACAAACTGTTAGTGCTAGTATTGTATATGTAGCGCAGCCTACACCATTGACATCAGCAACACAAAATAATTATTTTAGTGATTATTGTTATGATGCTTTGTTTAATGCTTCTATGGTAGAAGCATTGGTCTTTATGAAAGACTATCAAACCAGTCAACTGTTTGAACAACGCTATCAGCAATCAGTTGAATCACTTCGTAACCAAGCAAGACGCACTAGAAGGGACGATATGGAAACTGCAACAAGTCCTGCAGGTGCAGACAATCCAGTCATTCCGGGGAGTAACTAATGAAAAAACAAATCATTAAAGGCATAAGTAAAGTTGTAGAGGGTGCTGTAAAAGCAAAACCTAAAGGCCGTAAACGTGGACGTAAGACCGCAGCGCAACGTGCAGCTAAAAATTTAAAAGCTAGAGAGTCACGTGCAAAGCTTGCTGGTACTCGTGGTCCACAACATCGTGGTCAGAAGCTTCTTAAAACAGAAGCAGCCAAACCTAAACTCACTCTTGGTCAAAAGCTAAAGCGTGAAAAAGGTAAGGTAGATACTTCAGGACTTTCCCCAGATGAAAAGAAAGAACGCCGTTCATTGATGGCTCGTGTAATTCGTGAAGCACGTGCAACAGGTAAAGGCGGCACTGCAACAGGTACTCGTAAACAAACTCTTACTGCCGAAGGTAGACGTTTGGTTGAAAAAGGCGATATCAATAAGATTATTAAAAATCCTAAGAAATATATGTATGAAGGTGCAGATGCTCCATTAATTTCTAAAGATGCAGGAACAGAGTTTGCTACACGTAAAGACTTGCGTGAGGCGTTTAAAGAAATGTCTCCGGGCGAAAGAATGGATTTTATCCAGAAGAATATTACACCAAAGCTTACAAGCAAACAAATCTCTGAGGTTCTTGGTCAAGGAGAAGGTATTCCTAAATTACCAAAGCAACAGAACATTGCTTCTACTGTACGTAAGCTTTCACGTCAGGGCTATCCTTCTTCTCTAAGCAAACTTAAAGAAGCGCAGAAAAAACGTCCCGGTATGTCAAAGCCAAGTGGACAAGGACGTAAATATAAAAAGGGTGGACGTGTACGTGGATGTGGTGCAGCCCTTCGTGGATTTGGAAAGGCTATGAAATAATGTCTGTTACAAAAATACTTAAAGCTTTAGATGCGTCAAGAAAATTAGCTTCAAAAAACTTAGCTAAAAAAGAAGCAAGTAAATTAAAGAAAAATCCTAAAACACCTGCAGAAAGCGCAGCTAAATCTAGGCATCATCGTACAGCAACAGTTAAAGCATTAACTCGTCAACAAGATAAAGTTAGACAAGAAGCTAAACAACAAGGAATGAACTTAAAAACTTATAAAGAAAAGTTTTCTTCTAATCCTTCTGTTCAAAAATTAAATGAGTTGTACAAACAAAACGAAACTGTTAAAAATAAACAATTTAAAAAAGGTGGTAAGGTAAGTTCACCTCGTGGTTGTGGTAAAGCTTTGCGTGGATTTGGAAAGGCTATGAAGTAATGGCTGGTAAGACATATAAAACTAAAACATATGATACAAAAAAAGTAAAAGATACGCTTAAAAAAATAGGTATCGGTTATGGACTTAGTCCTGCTAACTTAATGGACATGGTAGATTTAGCTGAACTTGGAATTAAACTAACAATGCAAAAGGGCGGGAGTCCTAAGAGTACGAAAGGAAAAAGTACAATGTACAAAAAGAAAATGGCATCTGGTAAAACCGTAAAGGGCGGTAAAACAGATTTTGAAAAAATGGTAAAGGAACTTGGCCTATCTAAATCAGAGATTGCAGATTTGCTTGGCCTTACTAAGCGTGACCCTAAGACAGGTGTTCGCCGTAAAGAAGGTAAAAAAGTAGGTACTAAAAATATGCCTTATACAAAACCTGCACCTAAAAAGAAACCAAAGTCTATGCTTGAAAAGCAAATGGACATTATAATGCCAAAACAACAGATGATGAAATCTGGTAAACGTGTAGGTTGCGGTGCAGCACTACGTGGTTATGGCAAGGCTATGACAAAGAAAGGCTAAGACAATGGCTAAAATAAAAACATTAACAGAAATTTTAAAACGTCTTGGAATTGGAGGTGTTAAATCAAAGACACCTTCTGTTAGAGCAGGTCGCCGTTCTTTAAAGGGTGCGCGTAAGTTTGAACCTATTGCAGGTGCAGGTTCACGTCAGCCGGGCCGTAAGATTGGTGAGGGTGTTCCTACTGCAGGTAAGGGTCGTGCAACTGTTAAAAAAACTACACCACCTATTAAAGCACAACGTGTAGATGTTAAAGCTAAACCAATAGATGTTACAGCTAAACCAAGAACAACTAGGACAGTAGGTAGAAAAAAAATTCCTATGAAACCTTTTACTCCTATTGCGGGTGCAGGTTCACGTAAAGCTGGTCCTGCTAGAAATGCTTTTGTTTCTAAACCTTCTACTAAAACAACACCTAAAAGTAGTAATATAACTCCACCAAAAACCCCTGCTTCTAAAGCAGCAATTAACAAGCGTATTATGGCATTGTTAGCTGCTGCTGGTGCAACTGGACTTGGTGGTTATATGCTTAACAAAAAAGACAAGCCACAGGCTGCTACGCTCTTGCCTAAGTCAAAACCTACACCTCCCTCTAAACCAAAAGCTACACCAAAAGCTACACCAAAAGCTACACCAAAAGTAATGCCTAAATCTTCTGGACCATCTACTCGTGGGTCAGCTAAGAAAGGTGCAACCAAACGTATTAGTGCAGGTCCTAATACAGGTTTTGGACCAAAGGGTAATATCTTTCCGGGTTCTTCTGAAGAACGTGCTGCCTATATGAAAATGTATGGTGGTACTGGTTCAGCCGCTGCTAGAGCTGCTATGGCAGGTAAGCAGGGTAACATGGAAGCTGGTCGTAAGGAACTAGATGCTGCTAAAAAGAAACGTCTTAGTAAACCTGTAGAACGTAAACATGGTGGTAAAGTTGGAAGCGGCTGTGCAAGGCAAGTTAAAGGTTTTGGTGCAGCACGTAGACCTCCTAAAAAATAAAGGAACTTTACAATGCCATTAGCAAAAGGACGTTCAGCTAAAACCATTAGCAAAAACATTCGTACTCTTAAAAAAGAAGGTAAGCCACAGAAACAAGCTGTGGCTATCTCCTTATCCAAAGCTGGTAAGTCTAAAAATCTTATAGCTAAAACTTTGCAGGAAAAACAATTTAGTCCTAAAATTGTTAAACCAAAAAAAGGTAAGGGGTCTTACACAAGAAAGGGTAAAACCTCTATTCTTTCTGCTGGACGTTCTGTTGCTAAGTCTACTGTTAATAAAGCAGGTAACTATACTAAACCTACTATGCGTAAAAGATTATTTGAAAAGATTAAATCTGGAAGTAAGGGCGGTGCATCTGGGCAATGGTCTGCACGTAAAGCACAGATGTTAGCTAAAGAATATAAAGCCGCAGGTGGCGGCTATAAGTGATAGAGTTTGTCCTTGTTGTCTATATAGGGGCAACAAAGATAGATGAAACACAAAGATTTATAGATGTAGACAGGTGTTTATATTTTGCAGAAAGATTATCCAACCAACGCTCTGTACCTGCAGGAGATAATATAAAATTAAACATAACGGCAGTTTGTAAACCAATACCTAAGTTAGGAAAGTAATATGATTGCAGAAACTTTAGCAGGTATTGCGTTAGTAAAAAGTGCAGTAGATGGAATTAAAACTGCAATAGGAACAGCCAATGATATTGGTGACATTGCTAACTATGTAGATAAGTTGTTTGATGGTGAAAAACAAGTACAACAACAAAGGTCTAAAAAATCTGGCGTAGGTGTGGTAGACCAGTTTAATGTTAGTAATGTAGCCAGAGAAACAATAGATGCACGTATTGCTAAAGAAAAAATGCAAGAGGTTGCAACATTAATTGATTTACGTTTTGGTCCGGGTACTTGGAAAAGTATTGTAGAAGAAAGGGCTAGAAGAATACAAGAAGCTAAAGAAGCAACATTAGCAGCTAAAAGAGAAGCAATAAAAAAACATAATGAATTAATGGATAATATAAAAATAGGTGTTATTATTGCAGGTATTGTAGCACTAGGTGCTGGTTTAATTATTATGGTTATGGTTTCTGTTGCGAATGCTTTAATGTAATGATATAATAAGGAATGTTTGAATATGGCTTTAAAAAAACCACAGAGGAGTTTGAAGGCTTGGACAAAACAGAAGTGGACTACCAAGAGTGGTAAACCGTCTACTCAGGGTTCAAAGGCTACCGGAGAACGGTACTTACCAGCAAAGGCAGTTAAAGCATTATCAGCCAAGGAATACCAAAAAACTACGGCAGCAAAAAGAGCAGGAACAAAAGCAGGAAAGCAATTTGTTAAGCAGCCTAAAACTGTTGCAAAGAAAGTAAGAAAATATAGGAAAGTAAAGTAATGGCACCTTCTTCTAAATATCCCGGAGTTAAGCGTCTGCCATCAGGAGGCATAGAGTATCGTGGTAAAAAATTTACAGGATTTAATAAACCTCGTAAGTCAGACCGTCCAGAAAAGAAAGGAATGGTTCTTGCAAAAGAGGGAGACACAATTAAACTTATTCATTACGGAGCAAAAGGATATGGGCATAACTATTCTCCAACGGCTAGGGCATCTTTTAAAAGCCGCCATGGAAAAAATATTAGTAAGGGTAAGCTTAGTGCTGCTTATTGGGCCGATAAAGTATTATGGGCTGGACCGGGCAAGTCTAAAAAAAGTCCACCAAAAGCTCAGAAACATAAGAAGTATGGTAAGGGGAAGTAAGTAATGGCTAAAGTAAAGATTGGTGATATTAATGAAGCAGGTATGGCAGGTGGCGCAGACGCTCCGCGTTACAAAGTTGTTGATGGATATATGGTTCTTGAAGGTAAGAGTGCAAATATCCCTCTACCTAAATCAAAACCTAAAGCCCAACGTAAAAAGGCTGGTGGTAAAATTGGGTCAGGTTGTAACAGGCTTTACTGATGGCTATAAATCGTGGCGCAGTGGGTCAACAGGTTATGAAGCCCGGATTAATCAAAAGATTGACCAAGACTTCTATAAAGAAGAATGGGAAAAAGTCTACAGCCCAATCAAAGCAGAGAAAGAATAGGTTATATTAAATGGCTACTTCAGGTACATATAATTTCTCAATGGATATTGATGAGATTATTCAAGAAGCTTTAGAGATGATTGGTGGTGAGGAAACTCTAGGCCATGAACCTAAATCTGCACGGCGTTCTATTAATCTTATTCTTCAAGATTGGCAGAACCGTGGTGTTATGCTATGGACTGCTAATACATCTGTTGTTACGCTTGCAACAAGTGTAACTACCTTTGCTCTTGGCTCTGCAACAATTGATGTTCTTGAGGCTGTAGCAAACCGTGATGGTACAGATGTACAGCTAGAACGTATTTCAATGCAAGAGTATTTGAAAATACCAACTAAAGGACAAACAGGAAGACCGACTCAATATGCTGTAAGACATGAGCGTAGTAATCCTGTTGTTCATCTTTGGCCTATTCCAGAAAACTCTACTGACGAAGTTAAGTTAGAATTAGTACGTTATATGGAAGATGTAAACAAATCTGCTTTTCAAAATGCAGATATCTCACGGCGTTTTCTTCCATGCTTAACTGCAGGACTGTCTTACCATATGGCAATGAAACGTCCGGGCGTAGACCTTAATCGTATTCAAATTATTAAACAAGAATATGAAGAAAGACTAGGACGTGCAATGGAGGAAGACCGTGAACGTGTAAGTATTTTCTTTAAACCAAAGGTAACTGTTTAATGGCTTCACAAAAAAATGTATATGGTTTGTGTGATACTTGTGGATTTCGTTACAAACTAAACCAGCTAAGAAAAAATAGCTATGGTATGATGGTTTGTAGTAATGATTGGGATGCTGGATATGATTTAAAAAATCATCCTCAAAATAAATCTGCACGTATTGATGAAAGAAATTTTATTAAAGACATTCGTCCTGACCCTAACAATGACCGTAATGGTACTTGGGTAGCACAAACCACTGCATTTAATGCAACACTTCAATATTGGAATTTGATATAATGGCAGATTTAACAGGTAAATTAATAGCAAATAGTTATAGAAATCTTTTACAAGCACCGGGTCCTAATAATGACGGTCTTGCAAGTGGACAATCTATTACCATTCAGGATGGTTCTGGTAATGGTTCAGGGCTTGCTTTATCTCAGTCAGGTGTTGCACTAACTGGTACTATTAACATTCAAGGTAGCCAGTTTACTGGAACAGGTTCGCAGTTAAATACAGCCGTAGCAAATGCTGGTTCTTTTGTAAATGGTATTGTTGCACAAGATGGCACACAGTCATTTGGTCGTACACTTACAGCTTCAACTGGTGTAAGTATTTCTAATGCAAATGGAACATCAGGTAATCCTACATTTTCACTAGCTGATAGTGGTGTAACCTCTGCAACATATGGACCAACTACTATGTTGAATATTGATTCAACTGGTCGTGTAATTTCAACAGACACTACTGCAGTCATTTCTGCAACAACTTTTGAAGGTTCTAATGTTAATGCACAGTTTGGTAACTTTACTACTGATGTATCTGTAGGTGGTCAACTAAGAGTTACTGGTTCTTTTCAACCAACAAATATTTCTACAAGTATTGTAAGCGCAACTAATATTGCTGCAAATGTAGCCACTATTAATAATCTCACTGTAAACGGTAATGTATCAGCTATTGCTTATTATGGTGATGGTTCTAATCTTACAAATATTGTTGCGGCCTCTGCTACCAATGCAAGCTATGCAGCGTCTGCGGGTGAAGCCGCTGTTGCTGTTAGCGCACATCACGCAACAAGTGCTAATACTGCTCAGTTTGCTTCTTCAGCTACAAATGCTACTAATGCAGTGTCTGCTGTTTTTGCAACAAGCGCAACTAATGCTACGAATGCTGTATCTGCAGTATTTGCTTCTTCAGCTACAAATGCTACAACTGCCATTACTGTAAACTATGGTGGTGTAGTACAAACAAGCACAGCTAATATTGGTGACGTATCTGCTTCAAGTCTTTTTGTAAGTGGCAATGTTTCGGCAAATGGTACACTTACTATAGGCGGTCAGGTATCTGTTGGTGGTGGTATTAAAGTTATTGGAGATGTCTCTGCAGGTAATATTATTGCAGGTGGTATTATTTATGGAAATGGTGCAGGTCTATTTAATGTACCTTCACAACAAGGTGGTACTGTAAACTTTGTAAAAGCTGGTACAGGTATTCATGTAACTCTTAACGGTACAACCACAACTAATCCTATTACTGCTAGTGGTACTCTTGCCCTTAATGCTGACCAGTCATTTGGAACTGTAAGTGCAACTTCTTTTGTACTGTCTGGTTCAGGTGCGCTTATTACTGACACAAGTGCGACAGCTTTGGTGACTGCCTTGTCAGCAACTATGGCTACGAGTATTAATAATAGTAATACAAATATAACTGCTAATGCTAATGCTATTACTGCCTTGTCAGCAACAATGGCAACATCTATTGACAATACTAATACAAATCTTACTGCCCTATCAGCAACAATGGCAACTAGTATTGCTAATCATATGCCTCTTGCAGGTGGTACATTTACTGGCGCAGTTACACTTAACGCAGACCCAGCAACAAACTTACAACCAGCAACAAAACAATATGTAGACAATCTTACAGCGGCTGCGTTGCATTTTCACGAAGCAGTTCGTCTTGAAAGTCCTGTTAATCTTAATGCTACTTATAACAACGGCACTGCAGGTGTAGGTGCAACTCTTACTAATGCAGGTACACAAGCTGCTCTTGTTATTGATGGTGTAGCTGCAGTAGTTGCTGACCGTGTTCTTATTTACCAACAAACTGACCAGACGCAAAATGGTGTATATGTTGTAACTGATATTGGTTCTGGTTCTACAAATTGGGTGCTTACACGTTCTTCAGACACAGATACTTCTGGTGACAGCGATGCTAACTCACTTGATGAAGGTTCTTATTTCTTTGTATCAGAAGGTGATACAGGAGCAGGTGAATCTTATGTATGTAATACACAAGGAACAATTACTTTTGGTACAACTAATATTACATTTATTCAGTTTAGTTCTGCTCTTAGTTATACTGCGGGTACAGGTATTGACATTAATACCAGCCGTGTTATTTCTACGTCAGGTGTAGCTACAGATGCTGCTCTTACAGCTTTGTCTGCCACACTTGCTACTAGCATTGGTAATAGTAACACGTTAATTGCAGCAACATCAGCCGCACTTGCTACTTCTATTGGTAACACTAATGCCAATGTAACAACAAACATTAATGCCATTACATCTATTAATTCTATATTAGGTGATGGAACTGGTTTTGCTACTGATGCCGAACTAGCTGCAGTATCTGCAGCATTGGCTACATCTATTGGTAATACAAATAGTAATGTAACAACCAATACAAATGCCATTACTTCTATTAATGCTGTTTTAGGTGATGGTAGTGGGTTTGCTACCGATGCTGAACTAGCTGCTGTATCTGCGGCATTAGCAACATCTATTGGTAATACAAATACTTTAATTGCTGCCACATCTTTAGCACTAGCAACCTCTATTGGAAATAGTAATACTAATATTACAACCAATACAAATGCCATTACTTCTATTAATGCTGTTTTAGGTGATGGTAGTGGATTTGCAACAGACGCAGAGTTAGCTGCGGTATCTGCTACATTAGCAACTTCAATTGCTAATCATTTACCCTTGTCTGGCGGCACGTTAACTGGCACACTAACGCTTGGTGCTAATGTTATCAATGACGTTGAGGATATTTATCTTAGGGATAAATTATTTCACGATGCAGATACCGATACCTATTTTGGGTTCAGTTCAAATACAATCAGTTTAGTCACAGGTGGTTCTACTGGTTTAGTTCTTTATCAAAATTACTTACAAGCCTATGAAAACGTAGTTGGTTCTGTTCATACAGATACAAACCAAGGCACAGGAACACATACACCAGACTTCCAAAACTACAACAGTTTTGTGTGGACGCTTACTGGAAATATAACACTTGGTAATCCAACAACAGAAATAGCTGGAATGTCAGGGGTATTTATCTTTACGCATAGTGGTGCTGGTAGAACTGTGTCTTTAAGTAGTGACTATGAAACTGCAGGTGCTGCTGGACTTACATTATCAAGCACGGCAGGTGCTGTAGATATAGTTCCTTACTTTGTTAAAGCAACTGGTAGTATTCTTCTTGGCACACCTATGCTTGCATTCTCATAATTAACGGAGTAACAATAATATGTCTTTAACAAATAGTCCTATATGGTTTGGGTCAGGTGCAACAGGTGGTGGTTTCTATGATTATGAAATCAACGATAGCTTACGCTTTAATGACAATGACAGCGCATATCTAAGCCGCACACCATCATCTGCAACAAACAGAACAACGTGGACTTGGAGTGCGTGGGTAAAACGTGGCAACATAAGTCAGTCTTCAAATATGTTTATTGCATATTCTGGGGCAAATGATTTTGAATATATAAGATTTGATAGTGATGACACTATAAGATACACATTTTATGTTAGTGGGTCTCAGCAAAATTTACTTAGTACATCTGGTAAATTCAGAGACACAAGCTCTTGGTATCACATCCTTGTTCAACGGAGTGGCTCAAGTTCTGAGATTTATGTTAACGGTATTCAGCAAGCTTTAAATATTGGAGCAAGAGTTAGCGGAAATGGTTATTTTAACAGCACCAATGCTCATAATATTGGGAGATTTACATCAGGCTCACAGTATTTTGACGGCTATATGACAGAAATTAATTTTATTGACGGTCAAGCCCTAGACCCTACCAGCTTTGGCGAAACTAAGTCAGGCGTATGGATTCCAAAATCTTACGGTGGTTCATACGGTACAAATGGTTTTTATCTTGATTTTTCAGATAACTCAACAGCTACTAATTTAGGTTTAGATAGTTCAGGTAATAGTAATAACTGGTCTGTTAATAATATTGCAACAACTGACCAAATGATTGACACACCTACAAATAACTTTTCTGTAATGAACTCAATTGAGCCTTCTAGTGGGACATCTGTAACGCTTTCAGAAGGTAATCTAAAAGCCGTAGGAACCACAGTAAGCTATTCTGGAGGAATAACATCCACCTTTGAACAATCTTCTGGCAAGTGGTATTGGGAAGTTTATGTAAATAGTGAGGTAACTGCTGGCACCAATTATTATAATTTTGTAGGTGCAGCAACAGGTGAAAGTAATCTTGTTCATACATCTACTAATTCACAAATTCCATCAGTAGTCGCTGGTATAAACGGTTGGTCTTGGGAAGGTGATGGCACAATAAATCTTATTGGCACAGGAACAAAAGCGGTCAGTTCTGTCACTGCCCCCAGTGCTGGTGATGTTCTAGGATTTGCGATAGACCTAGATAATGGCAATGTTTACTTTTACCACAACGGTACTGCACAAAATTCTGGTAGTCCTGTTATTACTGGTGTGTCTGACCTTCTGCATAACCCGATGGTTGGCGTTTACAATGGAAGCACTGTTACATTCAATTTCGGTCAAGACAGCACCTTTGCTGGCGCAACAACCGCTGGCGGCAACGCTGATGGTAACGGCGTGGGTGACTTCAAGTATTCTGTGCCGTCTGGCTACCTTGCCTTGTGTACAGCTAATCTTCCAGAGCCAGTTGTAGGTCCACTTGGTAATTCACTTAGTGATGAGAATTTCAATACTGTGCTTTATAGTGGCACTGGTGCAAACCAAAGCATTACTGGCGTTGGGTTTGAGCCGTCACTCGTCTGGATAAAAAAACGTACTCCCAACGCTGCGGCTCATGCTTTATGGGACAATGTTAGAGGTACTCAAAAATGGCTTATATCAGATGACACTTACGCTGAAATAACAACTACAGATGGCTTAAGCTCATTTGATAGCGATGGATTTACTTTAGGTGCAGACGCTACTTATGGAAGCTGGAATAACGGCGGCACTCAGGTCGCATGGAACTGGAAAGCTGGCACAGCGTTCAGTAATAGCGCAGGAACAAACGGTGCAACAATAGCCTCAAGCGGTTTGGTAAATACGGACGCAGGGTTTTCTATAGTGTCTTACGTTGGCACAGGTGTGGCTGGCACAGTTTATCACGGCCTGTCTAGTACCCCTGAATTTATTACCATAAAAGACAGAGATTATCCTACTGGGAGACCGTGGGGTTCTTACCATTTTAAGTTAAACAACGGTGTAAATCCAGAAGATGAACGCATACAATTGAACGAATCTACCGCTGAAACAGGCGACACGTTTATTTTTAACTCAACTGCGCCAACTTCAAATGTGTTTTCTCTTGGAACTTCCTCTTGGAACAACACCAGTGGCAATGACATAATTGCGTATTGTTTTCACTCTGTTGATGGCTACAGCAAGATAGGCCAATATATAGGAAATAATTCCGTCAATGGACCATTCGTTTACACAGGGTTCAAGCCAGCGTTTATTATTATCAAGTCTGCGGTCACTACTGGTTATTCGTGGTATATGATGGACAGTACACGAACCGCTTACAATGGAAGTCAGGCGTGGTTATCACCTGACCAAGCACTTACAGAAGACACTTCAACTGGTGAGAACGTAGATATTCTTTCTAATGGTTTTAAAATTAGAACAAATTGGACACGATTAAATGACAGCGGCAGTCCAAGATATATCTACATAGCCTTTGCAGAAAACCCATTTAAATATGCTAACGCCAGATAATTTTAGGAGAATATAAAAATGCCTTGGAAATATAATGACAGAGTTATCAGAGCAGGTAGGGCTTGGTCAGATGACAATGGTATACAACATCCTTCTAACTGGATGATTTGGGATGATGCTGAAAAGGTAAGCCGTGGTTTGGTATGGGAAGATGACCCTGTGCCAGTAGATACAAGGTTTTATTGGGATACAGATATTCCTAAAAATTTAGAAGATGAATTACAAATTAATACAGAAACATCTGTAACTATAACAGATGACTTAGGTAATCCAGTATATTCTTTTGGTTTAAAAACACAGTATAAAAATCAAACTAATGAAACTGCCAACTCTTTGCTAACTCCAACTGATTGGATGATTATTGCAAATGCAGAACGTAGTCGTGTTATTCCTACAAGTGTAACTAACTATCGTGCAGCAGTTGTATCTTGTTGTGATGTTATTAAAACAAACATTACTGCTTGTACTTCTATTGGTGAGTTTATTACTTTGTTTGAATCACCTACTTCAGGAACAGGTGAAGACATTGTTGTTGAAGGACCCGCACCTATTCATGCATGGCCTGACAGAAGAGAATTTTAAATGGATATGACAAACCTTATTGATATGCTTCTTATGTTTATTGCCGCTGGCTTTGGATGGTGGGCTAATAACACTACCAAAGAAGTTAAGCGTCTTGAGATACTTCTTAATAGAACAAGAGAAGATTATGCAACTCGTGGTGAACTTAAAGAAGATATGAATAGGGTGATGGAAGCTTTGCACAGAGTAGAAGATAAGTTAGACCGTATATTGTCTTCTGACCGTTTATAGTATATAATAAGCACAACAGTTTAATGATAGGAATAAAGATATGCCTTCAACTTATACCAGTAGAATTAGATTAGAAAAACAAGGAGATGGGGAAAATCCAAACTCTTGGGGTGCTATTCTAAATCAAAATGTTATTGACTTGCTTGATGATGCCGTTGGTTCTTACGTAACAGTAGGAACTTCTGGTGCTGCTATGCCTTTAAATACAACCCTTACAACAAACGATGGTACAGGGGATGAGGCACGTGCGGCTACTTTAGAACTTCAAGGAGTTATTGTAAGTGCATCTGCAGTTAATATTGTTTTACCTACCACTTCTAAAACATACGTAGTACATAATAAAATCTATCAAACATCTGCAACAGGAACTGTTAAAATTATTAATACTGGTGCTACTGCCACAGGCTTTACTATTCCAACAAGCACCGTAGGCACTAGTCAAACATTTATGATTACAACAGATGGTACTAATGTTCGTGGTCTTGATACTCAAGGTTTAAATATTCCAACAGGTGGGGGAGCATCACGAACAGTTCTTACAAGTGTTGGTGAGATTGAAACGACAACTGTAGACCCTATTACATCTGTAACCGCAACAGGTAATCTTGTATTTATTGCCAATACAACTACTGTAGACCCTGCTTTATTAGCACTATCAACTACAGATATTCGTTATGTTAATTCAAGTATTGGATATGCTAATACAATAGGTTCTGATAATACTTTTGCAGGTAAGGTTGCAGTAAGTGGTGGATATTCTTACTCACCTATTGTAACTATTGCAGTTTCTGATACAAGTATTGTTGCTATGAATTTAAATTCAGGTAATAACTTTATTGTAAGTGTAGCCGCTGATAGCACACTAAGACAACCAGACAATATTAATGTTGGGCAGCAAGGTCTTATTTATTTTGCACTTACAAGTGCTGCACATACATTATCTTTTGCAAATGATTTTAAATTTAGTAACGGAACAGCCCCTACAAATACTGCAACAACCGCTGTTGATGTAATGGCTTACAGTGTTAGAAATGTTTCTGTTACTGCAAGTGTTACAACTGCAGTTATTGATTGTGCTTACATAAAAAATATGACAAGGTAGATATTAGATGGCTTCTACAACAGGTAGACTTTCTAAGCTTGAGTTTCTTCCGGGGTTTCATAGGGAATCTACGCAATATGCTGAAGATGGAAAGTGGTATGACGGTAATCGTGTACGCTTTCGTGAAGGAAAGCCAGAAAACTTTCGTGGTTATGAGAAAGCTTTTCAAGCTACTTACTATGGAATTGCTCGTGACATTTTAACATGGTCAGATAATGATACTAAAAAGTTAATATCTTTTGGTACTGAAAAATATTTATATGTAGTATTATCAAATGAACTTTATGATAGTACACCTTTTGTTTCTGCGGCCACTTTAACAAGTGTAATGAGTACACAAATTAACTCTCCTCTTGTAAGTATAAGTATAACAAATCACGGTGTATCTGTCAATGACAGAATTTTTATTAGTTCTGCAACTACTATTGGTAATAGTGGTATTTTATTATCAGGTGAATATTCTGTTGTTTCAACCAATGGTATTAATAACTTTACAATATCTGCTACCACTTCGGCAGTTGCTACATATGTAGATGGTGGTACTGCAGATATTAATTTTATTCTTCCTATTGAAAATACTGTACCTATTCAAGGAACTGGTTATGGTGCATCTAGGTATAACGCAGGTGTGTCTACCACTGGAGCAAGAGCATGGAACCAACCAGCCGCCGCTGGTGCCATTACTTTCCAAAGTTCTCAATGGACTTTAGATAATTGGGGTGAGGATTTAGTAGCCTGTAGACGTGGCGGTAAAATATTTTATCTTAATGTAGATGCATCTATTACGCCTGAAAGAGCCGTTGTTGTTTCGGCAGCCCCTTCCATAAATAATTATATTCGTGTGTCTCCTAATGATAGACATCTTATTTCGTATGGTTCACAAGAATTTGGAACATCTGAATATAATCCATTACTTGTTCGTTGGTCAGACCAAGAAAACTTTAATAACTGGACACCTTCTATTTCTTCTACATCTGGTGAAGTAATTCTTGCAGGTGGTACAGAAATCAGAGGAGCAATCCGTTCACGAAATGCTATCTTTGTTTGGACAGATAGTTCAATGTATACACAGCAATTTGTAGGACCGCCTTTTGTATTTAACTTTCAACAGGTAGGTACTAACTGTGGTTTGATTGCACCTCATGCAGCTATTGATGTTGATGGCATTGCTTATTGGATGGGTGAAAATAACTTCTATGCTTTTGATGGACGTGTAAGAAATCTTCCATGTACTGTACGTAGATATTTATATGATAGCTTTAATGAAGTAAATAAAGATAAAGTATTTGCAGGTATTAACTCAGAGTTTAATGAAATTATCTGGTTATATCCTGACCAAAATTCTACTGAACCTAATAGTTATATTATTTTTAATTATAAAGAAAACACTTGGGCGTTTGGTAGTTCATTCTATTCTACTTTTTCAGACCATAGTATTTTTGAAGATACAATAGGTACAGGTAAGGTATCCGCAACTGCAAATAATTACGTATGGAATAATGAACCTAAAAATGTATATACAGGTGACGGTAAAATATTATCGTCTTACTTAGAATCTGCCGAATTTGATATTGAAGATGGTAATAGTCTTTTGTTTATTGACCGTATTATTCCAGACTATACTATTACAAACAATGGTAATATTCAATTAACACTGCAGTTCCAAGAATATCCTAACAGTCCTGTCATAACTAAAGGACCTTATACTATTCAACAGACTACTAAGAAAGTAGACCTACGTGGTAGAGGTAGACAAGCAAAAATTATTGTGTCTGCAAACTCTGATAGTTCATGGCGTTGGGGTTCGGTACGTGCTAACATTCAACCAGACGGTATGAGATAATGGCTAACTATCCTAAACTACCTTCTTATACATTAGCTTCTACTTTAACACCTGAAGAGCTATATGTTGAAATTAGACAGTTTGCTGATTTATTAGGGTATGAACTAGACACAAGAGATAAGCAGGTAGATTCTGCACCTGCTAAAAATATATATACAGTGGTAACTGTGGCAGATATTGGAAGACCTAAGAATGGTGACGTTGCTTTTTCTTCAGGAGAAGGTAAGTTTAAAGGTTATGTTGAAGGAACTGGATGGGTGGATTTTAACTAATGAACAGTAAACAATATTTTGATATGTTAAATAACGGTACTTATATTACAAATGTTAATCAGGGTGTCGTACAAACTAATGATTATTTTGGAACAAAAACAACACAGGGTATGGCATTAAACCTTGGTTCGTTGTATAATAAGAGCAGTAACTTCCATGCAGACATGACTAAGGCACAATCTAACTATATGTCACCAAACAAGGTAAACACGTAATGGCATACTTTATTAATAGACAAGCCCCAATGAGTGGCATCTCAGGACTTCTTGCACTAAAGGGTAGGCAAGGAGATTCTGAACTTGTACATATGTCTAAGCCAGAGATTAATATGTTAAAGTCTATGGGGCAGTTGACTGTTAATCCACGTACCGGATTGCCTGAAGCTTTTAATCTTGAAGAAATATTCCGGGGTATCTCAGGTCTTATGCAGCAACCTACCATTACCTCTGGTAAAGAAGCTATGCAGGAGTTAATGAACTTTGGACGTAATAAGATTGCTGACTACAATGCAGGGCCTGAAGAAATAGAAATGCCTATAGAACAGCCTACAATGCCCATACAGCCGCCTCAACAGGAAATGGCTATCCAACCACCTATGCCCCCTCAACAGCCGCCTATGGACGACATGAGTGGATTACCAGCGATGTTAGCTGCAGGTAAGACAGTTGGTGGACCAGTTGCAGAGATAGGAAGAACAGGACCTGATGGTGCGTTTGAAGGTATGATTGATGTAGATAATAATGGTGGTAATGGAATGTCAGATGATATTCCTTTTAAAGTACAGGGTGACCCTGTAATTAAGAATGCACTTCTTAGTAGAGATGAGTATGTAATTCCTGCAGATGTAGTATCTAATTTAGGTAATGGCTCATCTGATTCAGGTGCGGAAAAACTAGATAAATTTTTAAACGATGTTCGTAAAGATTCAACTGGTACAACTAAACAGATAAAACAAATTAATGGCGATAAGAAACTTGAGGAGTTAAGGTAAGATGGCGGTTACACCTACATATACAGTACCAGAGGATTATAAGTCTGGACTTAAAGATGTTCTTGCGGAAGCAAAAAATATTTATGAAACACAGAAAGGTTTGGGTTATCAGACCTATGGTGGTCCACGTATTGCAGGATTTAGTCCTGATGAACAGGCAGCTATGCAAGGCATTGCAGGTCTTGTTGGTATGGGTCAACAATATTTTAATCCTGCCGCTGCTCTTACTTTAGGACAAACACAACGCTTTGACCCTGCTACGGCTGCTCAGTATATGTCGCCATATCAGCAAGCAGTTGTAGATGTAGAAAAGCGTGAAGCAGTACGTCAAGCACAAGTACCTATGCAGCAGATTCGCCAACAAGCTGCAGGTGCGGGTGGATATGGTGGCTCTCGTCAGGCCATTCTTGAGGCAGAATCACAACGAAATCTTCAAGGCCGTTTAGGTGATATTCAAACTAGAGGTTCACAGGCTGCATATGAAACAGGGCTACGTTCTTTTGAGGCACAAAAGGAACGTGAACGTGCGGCAGCTTCTGGGCTATCTGCCCTTGGTCAAGTCGCTCCTCGTCAGGCTCTTACAGAACTTACTGCATTGTCTGGTATTGGTGAAGCACAACGTGGCATGACGCAAGCAGGGCTGGACATTGCATATCAGGAAGCCGAAGCACAAAAGCAATTCCCTTATCAGGCTCTTGGTCAATATCAATCTACTCTTTATGGGTATCCTTATCAAGCTTATGGACAGTTCCAACCTACTGCTCAACCTTCTTCGGCACAAAACCTTGCAGGTATCTTAGGTGCTGCTGGTAAGATTGGTAGTAGCTTTGGTTTCTTTAACTCAGGTGGGCGTGTGGCCTATCAGTCTGGTGGTGGCTTGTCTGGTATGGTACAGAAGCTGGCTGCAGGCATGGGTGTAGGCAGTAAAGATACATCTCCATTGGCTCAAGCTGAAGAACAAGAATCAGCACTTGATAAAGTTCTTAAAGCTTTAACTCAACAACAAGAAGCTTTAACATCTTATGGAACATCTGCCGATGAAGCAATGGCAGAACAACAAAAGCTCTTTGAGGATAGGCAAAAAGAATTAGAAAAATCTTCTTCTCCTGTAAATTATATTAGTGATTTACTTATTGGATATGCTGCCGCTGACCCTGAAGCTGGGCTTGGCGCACAACTAGGTGGTGCTGCTACATATGCAGAAGAACAAAAGAAAACGGCAAGAGATGAAATTACAAAAATACAACAAGAAGTAGCAGCGGGAAAGATTAGTCAGGCAGAAGCAAAAGTTAAACTTGCTAAACTTGGATTTGAATCTGCTGAATCCATGTATGATTATACAGTACCTACAATGGAATATCCTAGCTATACACAAATGTCAACTATGATAAAAGATATTTTAGGAAATACGTTTGTTAATTTACCTACAAATGAAGGGCTTGTTCCAAGATTAATAGAAGAATCTAAAGATGAAGCAGACGAAATTGTTTCAGAAAATCCTTCTTTATATAAAACAAAAAGTAGTAAAAAGAAATTAGTAGAAGAAATTCTTAGAAGGAAAGCAGAAGAAGCAAAAAATCCAGAAAAAGTAAATGAAGTAGAAAATAAAAACACAGTTCCAAACAGTGTTGAGGGTAGTGTAGATAAAAATATAGATGATATGGTACTTCCTCCTAAACCAGTAGGATAATAATAATAATGCCTTTAGATTTTCGTTCTGCAACTTTTCAAAAAACTTATAATACTTTGGAAGAAATTTCAAAGCAGGGTAATCTTACGCCTGATGTTACTGCTGAAATTATTAGGAAGGAAGGAATAAGACCGGAAGAGTTTAGGGAGGCAAATAAAAAATTTAAAGCTTTTAAAAACCAACCTAATGTAAAAGCTTTAATAGAACGTGGTATAGACCCAACAGAACCTACATTATTAGATTCTATTTTTTTAGCACCTACTCGTTTGGTATCTAATATTCTTTTAGGAACAGCAGAATTTGTTGGTACTGTTGCAGATGCAGGTGCGGAAGCTGCTTTATCAGATGAAAATTATTCTAAATTAAAACAAACAATTGATAATGTTATTCCTGAAAAACTTTCTGAAACATATAACGCGGTACGTGACCCTTATCATGGCGATGGCGCAATTGCCACAGCAATAGAACTTGGTGCGGATATTGGGTCTTTGATTTGGACAGCTAATAAAACGCAACAGCTAGGACAAATTGGACTTAAACTTAGTAAATTGGAGCCACGTGTTGTACAACAATTAAATAAACTTGGACGTAAAAGCAAGCTTGCTGTAAAGGGAGGTGCGCTTGGGGTGTCTACTGCTGTTGGGACAACAGTTATTAGTGACCCTAGACAAAACCCTGTTGAATACTTATATGCAGCAATTACACAAGATGAAGAAGCTTTAAAAAAATTAGATGAGTTTGCATTAAACCCTGATAGCCCTGAGTTGTCGGATTATTTTAATGCTTTAATTCAAAACATGGCACTTGAAGGTTTAATTGGTGCAGGTTTGCTGGCATCTGCTCCTGTAATTGGAAAAGTTTTAGCATCTAAACATCTTAATAAAATTAGAAGCGGTGTTAAAACAACTGCAACTAAACTTAATAGTATTACTGAGCCGCTAAGAAAAAGTAAATTTGGTAAAAAAACTGCAATGTATATGACATCACGCAGAGGAACAGATGATGTAACTTTAGCAAGAGCAATTGCTAGAGATAATGCTGTTGAATCTGCACATAAACTTGCTACTGGATATGCAGATGAATTAACAGAACTTATAAAAAGAGACTTATCTACTAAAATACAACAGAATGAAAGATATATTTCTGATATTATTAATCCTGCATTAAATGGTGATGAAGCAGCTAAAAACATATTAAGAGCAGATTCACCTGATGTTGCAAATCTTACAGAAGAAATGCGTAAAATTATAGATGCGGAACAAACAGCATTAAGTTCTTATTCTGGTACTTCTCCTGAATTAAAAGCTATTATTGACGATTCAAAAGGAGTATGGCTTACACGTTCATATGAATTTTATGAGAACCCTACCTTTAGAAAAGAACTTCAAAACCGTATTAAACAGCGTAAAGATATGATGGATGTTGATGGTAATTTAGATGTTGAAATTATTGATAACGCTGCAGAATTCATAGCTAACAAACTTCAGAAATCTAAGAATGACCCTTATGTTCAAGATGCTTTAGAAGAATTAGTAGGCACTACAGATAAAAATGTATTCTATGATATGCTTGAAGACGCGGCTAATAAAAATTTTATGAAGTATAATAATAAAGTACTATACAAAAGAAAAGATGTGCCTATAGAAATTAGAGAGTTGTTTGGAGAAATTAAAGACCCTGCTAAAAATTTTGCAAAATCTTATGTAAAGCTTGCACAAATAAATGCAGAAAATAAATTTCAAGAACAAATGGCATTAACTTTAAAGGGTAAGTTTGATGAAATGGTTCAAGAGGCTATGACAAAAGACCCAACCCTTACTAGAGATTTGGCTGAAAACCAAGTTAGAAGACAATCAAACATGGTTGATATGTCTGAACTAGGTTCAAAGGGTTTAGGCAGTATTATAGGTGGTCAAAAAATAGCAGAGAAAGCAATCAAGAGTCCATTACAAAATGTATATGCTGATGAAGCTTACGCAAAACTTTTTGAAGAGGGATTAAATCCTCGTTGGGCTGATGATGTTTTAAAATATTGGACAACAGCAAAGGGATTATCTCAAAAAGTAAAAACAGTATATAACCCTGCTACTCATGGAAAAAATGTTGCTGGTAATATGGTTATGCTAGGGGCAAATGGTATGCTTCCTATGGGAGAATCTGCGTCTAAAGCTTTAGAATCAGTTGCTGTTAGTTTGGGAAAGAAAAGTAATAAAGAACTTGGAAAAAAATTATCTGAGTATAGTAGACTAGGTCTTACAAATTCTAACTTAGGTTTAGGAGAAACAAAAGTAAACTTAAAAAGAATTGGACAAGATGTTAATGATTGGTTGGATAGAACCACAAATGATAAACGTGTTGTTGGTAAAGTAGTTAATGGTGCAAGAAGAACAGATGAATGGATAACTAATCTTTACCAAGCAGAAGATGATTTGTTTAAAATTACACACTTTGAAAAAACTTTAAATTATTTAAAAGAAGCTTATCCAGATATTAATGAAGAAGCTTTAAAAGAAATGGCAGCACAAAGAACAAGAGATTTAATGCCTAACTATAATCTTGTTCCTACTGCTATTAAACTTTTAAGATATGCACCAACAGGTGACTTTGTGTCTTTCCCTGCAGAAATGACACGAATTAGTAAAAACTTAGCCAAGTATACTATGCAAGATTTGGTATCTGGAAATGCACGTATGGCAGAAGAAGGTGCAAAGCGTTTAGCAGGTATGACTATTATAGGTGCTGGTCCATCAATAGTTATGGATACAAGTATGATGGTTCATAATATTGATGCTGATGAAGCAGATAATATAGAAATGGCAGGACCTGTGTATGAAGTAGGTTCTGACAAATTATTTATGAGTGGTATTAACGAAGACGCTAATGGTCATAAAGGTGTAGATTATTTTAACATAGGTGCGTGGGACCCATTTAATTTTATAAAAGCTTTTGGAAATAATACACATGATTTAATTCTTATGGGTACTGGAATGGACCCACAAAAAACAAACTATGAATTTAATAAAACTGCGGCTGCTCTTATGGACCAAACAATAGGACCATTTCTTGGTGCGTCTATGCTTACTGAAGCATTGTTTGATTTATCAAACGGTAAAGATTATAGCAATGAACCTACTACAAAAGGACAACTTCAAGAAGTATCAAAGCAAATTTTTGATATTGTTGACCCCGGATTTTATAAATGGTGGGAAAATAGAAAAAACTATGAGCAAAGTGGGATGACTGATTATAGGTCTACAATTGACCCTTCTTCTGTAGATGTAGATGCAATACTAGGACTAAAAAAACAAAGAGCAGACTTAACTGCAAGTATGTATTATAATTTTGGACGTGAGTTTAAAAAAATAAGACAGTCAAAATATCAAGTTGATGAACAATTAAAATCACCCAATACATCAAGAGAAGAAATCTTTGATAATTTTAAAGATACTCAAAGAATTAGGTTGAATGCTTTTAGAAATATAAAAGATATGATACAATTATATAAGGGAATGGGTTTTGATTTAGAAGATATTGCTAATGGTATATCTATGAATGGTGAAAAATCTGATATTAGTAGTCAAGATTTAGAAGCTTTAAATGCTGCAAGTAAAAATATGTTTGTTCCTTATATGCCTAAAGAAACTAGAGAATCATATGCTAATAAGGAAATTGTTCCTTGGAATGAAATGTATCAAGGTTACCAAACACTATATGGAAAAGGACTAGACTAATGGCTAAGAAAAAAACAAAGGATACCAAAGGATTAGCAGGGGTTATTGAGTATGGTAAGTCTGCTGCATCTGGTAAAGACATACGGTTAAACAAAAAAGTTAAACCTGCTAATCAAGGTGGAGGTCCTAACTATCTTGGTGAAGTAGAAACAGTTACCGTTCCTAAACAATGGTTGTCTTCTCCTGACCACGTGGTTGCTGAACTTGCATACATTACACCCGCTGAACAAAAGATACTTCTTGAAGCCAACCTTTATGGTTCTTTAGATGGTGTACCTAACCGTGGACCCGGTGGTTTAATGTCCTTACAGGGAGACATGAGTGGTGGAAGCTATAGCGGTGGTGGTAGTGAAGGTGAATCAGAAGCTCGTGATGCTGCTAGTTCTTCTAGTAGTAGTAAAAATGACAGCGGTATTGATGCTGACACTGGTATTGATGCTGAGACAAGTGATGATTATACACCCGGTGTAGATGTAAGTGATACCTATAAAGCTGGTGTAGGTACAGGCTTTGGTAGCTGGAAAGGTTATAATGATATTAAAGGCGGTGGACAAAGTAGTGATAGGGGTCCTGTTTCATATGGACCTAAAAGTGCTGCCCCTCGTGACCAAAGATTGTTTGGTGGTGAAAGAGGACAGGCAGGTTATACCCAAGCACAGATGCAAGAACTTGAAGCACGTGATAGTTTTCTTTCAAGAGCAATACAAGACAGGTTAAAAGAAGGTGTATATGATATTATTACTGATAATAAAGGTAATATTGTAGGTGTAACTTCCCCTGCCAAAGGTCTTCCGGGTTCTCTTGCAAGAGGTCTTGGGTCTATTATTGATAAAGTTATGGGTACAGGTGGACAACGCCTTGGTGATAAAGCTTATCAACCTAGTGACCTTTTTGATGCAGTTTATACAGGTCGTAATGAATATAATCCATTTGATACAGGCGGTGGACGCGATGATGGTGATGGTGGACAAGAAAAGAAAGTTGTTGTTACGGTTACAGATGCTGCAGTGTCTGCAGTACCTACATCAGACCCTTCTTATTATGGTCAGGGTGTAGGCACAGCTACAACTAATTTGTATGACCCTACAAAGATTGACCCTTATCTAGCGTCACTTTATGGTATTACACCTAGTCCTATTGGTGCTACATATGATGCAGCAACTTCTTCTTACTCAATGCCGGGTTCTAAAAAGAATGCTAAATCAAGAACACGTTTACGTGGACTAGATATCTTTAAACCAGTAAGTACAGTTTCGTAATGGCTGCAGAAAAAATATTAGAATGGAAATTACTGCCACGATTTATGATGTTGATTATGACATTAATGAGTTGGCGTGTGGTAGAATGGTTTATGTCTTTGCCTGACCCAAGCGCAGCGCAAGCAGGTCTTGTGTCTGTAGTAACTGGTGCAATGACAGGAGCCTTTGCTGTGTGGATGAACCATGAAGGTAAAAATCCCGGTACATCTAACCACAGAATTACAGAATCAAGGACCACAAAATGAAGTACAACCGTTCAAACTTTCTTGATAAGCTAATAGACCATGAAGGTATGGTCTTAACTGTTTATAAAGATAGTCTTGGTATTGATACCATTGGTATTGGAAGGAACCTAAAGGACCGTGGTATCAGTCGTGAGGAGCTAGACTACCTTGACATTCC